ACTACATCACCAACTTTGTAATTGCCATATTCTCCGGGTTGATTACAAAGTAAAGCCGGTAATATAAATTCAGCTGTGGTATTATCTTCAAGTGGTGGTATACGAACTAAATATCTATTGTTATCTTTTGGTAATTCTTTTATTATACCTTTAAATACCATTATGTCAATTCCTCATCTCCAGCTACACGAGTAAGACCCAATGTAGTTAAGTATCCAGCGCTACTTATATTATCTTCTTGGCTTGTTATTATATAATACCCAGAAGAATTATGTTTATGGCCAAAGAACCAAACATTCAATTTTACATAAGTCATAAGTATTGCTGGTCTAAGTAATCCTTTAAGTGTTATAGTTGCTTGTATTGGGAAGCTGGTAACCTTAGTCCACCAGGCTTTATCTTCATGATCTAGTTTAAGATCAGTACCTCTAATAAGTGGTGAGAACTGATATTCAATAGTACCATCATCACCAATCCTTTTTATATAATCAGAACTTTTTATTGATTTATTATAATCATACATAATAGACCAGTTAGCTTGATTATTTATTTGGAAATTGGTAATTATATTTGCTGTTGGGTAACCAACATCAATAGTATAAGTAGCTAATTGATTTAAAGATATAATAGATGTCTCTACATTACTCACCTTGAAATATGGCCCACCAAAAGCTCCAGCAGTATCATCCATTGTAGTTAGAGTATAGATACCATTATTTGTAGCACTATCATCAGGTGTTCCAACTGGTATCATGTGATCTACCAGTTTAGTGATATACTCTAAGGCTGATATATTGGTATAGGTCTGAACATGGACTACCTTATCATTTTGAGCAATCCAGTTATTCATTTCAACGATTGATCTATTTTTCATTCCAGTGAAGACGTCTAATAAATGATATTCATCATTATATAGGATGTTGAGTATTTCTTCACTTGGTTTACAATATTTACCGCCAAAGTTATAGGAACCACTTAAAGTTAAATTAGCAGTACTAACAGCGGAGACTGTATAGTTAATTCTATTCTCACTCATCTCAAATGAAGTTTGAACATCAGTTATAATAGCTTCTTCACCCTTTTCATCAAAGTTATTATATACATAATTAGGTAGCTGGAAATCTCCATAACTAATTCGCATATAACGAGTAGAAGATACAGAACTGAAGATTCTTTCAAAGAAGTTTGGGTCGCTTCCATCTGTTATTGGGTAAGCTATAGATAAAGTATATTGGTTTACAGTACCGTTAATTTTTTTAACTTTTAATGACTGAATATAGTTAGGATATTTTTCTTCTATATTTTTATAGAATCCATTACTGGAAGTACCAACCCTACCAGACTCATAAACACCAAAAGTATACCCGCCAAGTTCTACTCTAACAAAAGGTGCTTCAACCCTGTTAGTTGAAGCTAATAATCCATTATTATGATGTCTACTAAATTCTTCTTTTGAAATTTGTGCCATTATCTTTTATATCTTATACCTGAAAGTGAAGGTATTTTTATTGTATCATACTTTGGAAACAATCTAGTATAACTATCTTGAATCCTATTATAATCAGCTATGACCCAGAATAAATCTGGTCTACCATAATATTTATAGGCCAACTTATCAAGAGTGTCAGTATCTGTTATATTATGTAATACATATTCTGTAGTATCAACTAACTGACTAGTTAAGCCATAAACATATTTATCATCCCAGTTATGGTAATAAAATGAGAATGGTGCATATCTTGAAGTATAATCATAGCTTCTTGTTTGTTTATCTGTTAATACATCCATAGTTATTCTCTAAATATATTATTAGTAGCACATACGCCACGGAAAGATCCTACCTGAGCTACAGTATCAGCATCATAAGGATCTGACTCATAAACGGTAAATGATATTTGAACTAAAGCATATTTATCATCTGGTAATATAGGCTTTTGATATGTTACCTGTATACCACTATTTACTACGCCTTTAATAAAAACAGAATTACCAAATCTTACTGCTACCATAGGAGGTTCAACACTCTTAGAACCATTGGTATATTCTCTATATCTTGGGAGAGCTACAGATTGAAGATATTTAATTAAAGTATCTACATAGTCTTCGCCCATATAATCTACAGTATTAGCTTTAAGGTTACTGACTCCCTTATTTAGATCTTCCATTAAATCTCTATGTAACTGGAGCTGTAAACTGACGGTTCTTGGACCTGATCTTGAATATGAGTATACCGGAGCAGATCTTGATAGAGCACTAGTCTCAGCAAAAGTACTACTCATATTATCATTTATTGACTCTGGATAAAGTGGGATGACACAAAACTTATCTAAGTGGTAAAAGTAAATATAATTAGCAATCATTTTAAGGTTGCTGCCTAAGACTTGATTACTACCACCAAGATATTCAGCCTGCATCCTGCCACCGGCTGCGGTATTAGAAGAAGTATAATCTAACGGGTTACCAAAAGAATTACTCCAAGTACCTGTGCTATTATAATTACTAAAAGATGAGCCAGTATTACCAAAACTTCTTCCACCACCACTTACATGTTGGTTACCAAAGCTTCTCCCACCGCCACTTGCGTGTTGATTCCCGCCTTGACTTGTATGTGAGCCATTATAGTCTGATTGTCCACTGTGGTGAGTAGAACCGGAATTATAATAATTACCGGTGCCCCTAAATAATGGTATTGGCATTACAACGCCTCCATATGATATTCTACGTCTTTATCGACGTAACCTAACATATCTTTATAAATATCCGTGATTGAGAATTTAGAGTAATCAACTATTACTTGCTTTTCAGACCCATATCCGTCGTCAGTATAATCTTTATAAGAATCATTACTTTCTTCAGCCGAATCTGGAGTATTTATTTTAGCAAAACTATTTCTCATTGGAGTATTTATAAAATCATGAATTTTATAATTTAAGTCTATATTCCAAATATCAAAGAATCCTTTGAAGTTACCAAATTTTGGATAAACTTTATCCTGTACTCTTGATATATTATACTGTAATTTTTCAGTATGGTTTATAGCATTTCTTAATAGATATTCTACCAGCCTATCTGCAAACGGATAACTAACTCCGTCGTTTAAAGATAGTAGTGATAAATTAGTATTTATTTTAAGATTATTATATTGAGGCTGGCATACTACCTTATCATATAAATCAGGATAAGCTTCTTTGTTACTTACCCTTATAACATCTTCTTCGTTATATACTAATCTAGAAGTTATCTTGTCTCCATAAGACTTAGCTAATAAAAGGTTACCCTCTATGATAGCTATGGAAGACTTTACAGATCTTGGTATCTTAATGAGTAGTTTAAGATTTTCTTCATAATCAGTATATCTTTGATAATTACATTTTGGTATTTTCCTGCCATCTACATCAACCTGGAAATCAAAAGGTTGTTCAAACCTTGAATTACCAATTAATGTATAAGTCTGTTTCATAAGTTGATTAGAGATCTTAAGTCTTTGGCTTCCAGTATAAATCATTGCACATAATTCATACGGGACTTGAGACTCTATAGCTATATTATATTTCGTATTAAATTTAATGGGAACTATATAATAGTTATATAAATCATTGGAAGTATCTACTCTAAAGTAAGAAGTTTCTTCAATGTCGCCTTCACTACTTTCAATAATATGTGGAATATCTAAAGTGAATCTTAGATCTTTTGGAGATTCATTATTAAAGCAATTATAAAGTGGCATTAAGTCAAGCTTATAATAATCTCTCACGAACCTTAAAAATTCTCCAAGATAAGCATGAGTATAAGAATCATAAACAGAAGAATTTATAACCAAATTTTTTGTAAGATTATCCATCTTCTGTCCATAATTATAAACACCTATTTGTTCAAGTTTTCCAGGCTTTATACTTCCATCTTCATTAAATCGGCTACCCTCTGTGCAATAATATAATTTCCTATCTTTAAAGTAATACTTACCATCAAATAAGAACATATCATCTACCAGAGGTTTAGCCTGTGGGAGGTTAAATTCATGTAACAAATTCTTTATATAACCTGTTATTAAATTGTCATTACCAAATCTATATTTCATTTATTAACCACCTATAGTAGTAGTCATCCAATTAAACGGGTGATTCCAATTCATTGAATCAGTATTAATCACATCAGCTGTACCTGATCTAGTAAATCTAGCTACCAATAATGAATAAATATTTTGAACGTTCATGGCAATGTATGTAGCCATATCTTGCATCAAAGCAGAATCCTGTCCAATACTAACTGTATTACCTGCTTCGGCTATCCTTGTAACAGTTCCAAATGGGTGATTAGGTAAGTCTAAAATTGCAGCTACTGCATCGGTTAATTTATTATAGACATCAGTGATAGATCTTCCTTCCTCAACATCTACACCCGCAAAAGCTCCAGAAGTTGTGGCACTAGTATTAGAGTTAAGACTATCGCCTACATATGCAGATCCAGAGACACCTAGACCAGGCCCACCAAAACCTAATAAGCTTCCAGCCACACCCACGGTATTATTGGCAAACCAGTTATTTCCGCCTAAAGCTTTATATATTTCAAAGGCTTGACCTGCGGTGTTTCCACCTACAGCTGATCCTAGCCCATAAAATAATTTATCCAATGAATCTATTGTACCGGTTATACCGGATATAACCTGTCCAACTCCTGTACCCTTAGAATTACTCAGTCCTAACAATAAGGCTAAAGGCACCAGGTTTGTGGCTAAATTTACTGCTCCGAGAATATCTCCACCACCTTCACCAAAAAGCCCTTGTACTACATTGGCAACAAGGTCGGCTGTTCTATAAGCTAGGTATTTATTAGCATCACCTGCTACTCCTGTAGCAGTAGAAAATACAAAATTACTTAATAGATTTTCTATCTTAGTTGTAGCATATACAAATTTATCAGTTTTATTTAAAAGTTCACTTATACTGCTACCTATAACAGAATCATCTATACTAGCCATCATAGCATCAGATATATTATTAACTGCGGCTATATCAGATACGCCAGATAAACCAAAAATTCTAGCATATTCTGACTTAACTACATTAGAACCACTCATACTACCTATATATGAGACAATTCCACCTATCAGTTTATTTGCTGTTTCTGCGGTTAGCCCATTATTAATAAGGTCTCCATAAGAAAGTCCAGTCCTAGCAGCACCCATTACTAATAAGTTTTGAAGTGGGCTTCCAGATAAAGCATTTAAATTACCTGAACCTAAATACCCTAAAGCTTGAGATAATGCATCAGTAGACCCAAATCCTACGCTATTTAAAGCTCCCATCCATTTTTGAATAACCGACTCTAAGGCTACGGCTGAGTTACCTGACATTAAAGATTGAGCTTCTAATAGATTTTGTGAAACATTAGCAAAGCCCTCTCTTATATATTCAGATGTCTGAAAATTTTGATTTAAAAATTCCTTTAAGCTGGCCTCTATCGCCATCCTATGAGAACTTAAATCGGATTGTTGTAACCTAATTAATCTATTGAGAGAACCAGTTTGATAGTTAAAGACCATATCAAGGTCTTGGGCTAAAGTTTCTAGGTAGGCTCTTTGTTCTACGTTATTTACTATACCTTGACTAACTAATTTGGTTAAGTTCTCATAAACTTTTTCCTGTCTAACTACACCTTTGCCTGATACGGCTTCTTTAAGGTCAGTGGTTATTTGTGATAAAGTTAGAGAAGTACCATGAAGATTGTAAGCCATGCTTTCTTGACTCTCAATGAATTTTTTCATTGAATTATCAATAGAATCTTTAAGATTAGTAAGTATTTTAACTCCAGCTTCTTTGGCCTTAGTTTCAGCTTCTCTAGCCTTAATATCTTTCTCATAGGCTTTGATTTGTTTTTCTATAGCTTTTCTTTCTTCAACCTGATCTTCACGTAGATTATCTAACGCATCGGTTAATTCATCAAGTTTGCTATAAAGCCTTCTAGTTTCTTCTTGATTTTTTCTATCTAAGCCGCGGGCAGTATCTTGTCTATACTGTTGATAAGTTCTCCCAACAGCCCCACTATTCATACTTTGGGAATCAGCGTTATTAATTGGCATTAATAGTTATCTCCCTGTGAACTCAATTTAGACCGCATTTCTTCAGTAGCCTTCTTATTGGCTTCAAATTCATCTGCAATAAACTCCATAAGATAGCTTTTTTCTATTGGAGTTATATTCATTAAATCTGTATAAGGAGTATTACTATTTTTAGCTATAATATAACACTCCCTGACTATTTCTTTATAACGTATAGGCCCATAGGGTTTACCGTCTCTAGTCAATTTCGGGTCTAAAAAATTCGTTAGTGAAACGAAAGGGTGCAATTACATCATGATTACAATTTGGACAGTGAGCCGTAATCATGGTTTCTACACCTACCTTTTCATTTAATTTATTTGCTCGTTGTAAAAGTATATTTGTATCTCTCATTGGTAAACTTTCTACAAAATTTTGAATTGTAGCCACATTAATGGGCTGTCCGTCGATTGTATCTATGAGAGACTCTATATTAAGAAGAAGTGTAGGATCAGTTTTCATATCAGGGAACTGTTTCTTCATATCCTTCTTCTTATTTTCAATTCTGTCTAATTCCCTTGGAGTCTGAAGCCTTAATGTAATAAGATGTTTTGAAGCTGGTAGATCTACCTGGAGTAGTTCTGGAACTTCGTCATCATATTCATGTACTTCTAAGCTATCAAGGTCTAGTGTAAAATCAAAAAGCTCACCACAGAAAGGACATGCCATAGTCAGTTTATAATCCGGACCATAAGTAACAACTCTAAGCTTATGAAGCAAATACTGATAATCACCTAAACACATGTCATAAGCAGAAATAGGAAGCTTGTTTAAAATACAATCATCTATTATTTCTGACATAGTCTTATAAGGATAATCTGTGGCGGTTAGTCTTTTCATTTCTTCCGCCACAGTCATACTTCTTAATTTTACTAATGGATCAAATTTTTGACCATAAAGCATACCTTTAGATGGTAAGCTATATTCTTCCTGTATAGTTACGCTCATTCAAATACCTCCCAATAAATAATGAACTATCTATATACTAATTCGTCTGGTAAATGTGGAATTGCCCTGTCATAAGCGATAGTAGCAGTAACTCTCTTCTTGCCATCACCATCACTATCCCAGGCATCTTCACTTAGTCCGGCTACCCAGCATCCAATTAAATCCCAGTATCTAACCAGTTTATTGTCTGCGGTATATTCCATGACTGTAGCATTGATCTTATATTTACTTGCATTTGAAATTGTATCATCAATTACATTATATGATAATGCCTGCCATGCAAGTAAAACAGACTTACCATCAGCACCAACAAGGTCGTTAATAATTAATTGGCCTTGATTCCAAGATGGTTTACCAGCATATAATACTCTGCTGTTTCCTCTCCAAACTTCTATTGGATTTTGAGTGAAGTGAGGAACATCAAAGTGTGTAACAGAGAAGTCTATTATTTCTTGACCATCTCTAATATATGAATTTCTATCCGCCGCATTCTCACCTACTTTGAGAAGTTGAACTGTATCGAATTTAGCTATGAACCTATAGTTACTAGGTCTAACAGGTTCATACATTGTAGGGTTAGCAGCTAAATGGAAAGAACCAAATTCTGACATCTTTTAAACCTCCACTAAATAACTGGTTCTGCAACCACAGCTTCTTCATCAGTTAAGTAAACTGTAATATCAAAGTATTCAACAGCTTCAATAGGTTTAATTGATAAAGTAGCCTGAATTGTAGCTTTTCTTCTATTTCCATGACCATCATCTGGGAATTCTTTATACCAGTGATACCATTCAAGGCCTCTACCATTTTGCATCCTATCTAATAGGTTATTAACCAAGCCCTTAAAGTTGAGCCATGTAATATCATCATTAGGTTCAAATGTAACTCTAGTAGCAGCACCATAAATCTGTTTCTTAATATCACAGAGAAGCATTCTAACATTGAGGTATTCTCTGAAGGAAATATTTGATCTGCTTCCAGCCCAAATACCATCCTCACCTAAGAATGAGAATGTCCTATTACCCCAAACTCTATTTCCATATGCTCCCTTGAACATAATTGGGTTAATTCTGATTGGTAAGTAAAGACCATCCTCATAAATATCAGCCTCAGCTAATACATCGTCTCTATCAAACCACTTAGCCTCATCACTCTGAAGAACATGCATAAATGAATCACCCACTTCATAATTAAGTGATACTAAGTTAGGAATGAACCCTCTTGATACACCTGAAGCAGCAAACCAATCTTCATTAACCTGGATACTATATGCAAAGGCCATTAAGTATCCAAATCCACCAGGCATTTCATGATTTTTCATATTAGCTACATAAGCTTCATTGAAGTTCATTGAGTATACTCCCCAAGGATAGAAGCATGCAGCAAATTCATATCTGTGATCGTCTATTGTGAAAATTGATTCAAGATTTTCTCTATCTATGAATGATCCTTTTTCAAGATCATAATCATTTTCTATTTCAATAAGGGCTAAAGCATCACCACGTTTAGCAGCTACATTAACCAAAGTATTAAAATAAGACTTCTCAGCTAATCCATGTGGATATACTTCTTGATCTATAAATAAGTTAGCATGAGCACCAGAAGTTATGAATTTAAGGTTATATAGGTTCCTATCCTTAAATTCTTCATAAATACCATAAGGATTTTCACTTGATCCACCAGCTATTAATTCAGAGAGTTTATTATCAATTATTGAATTAATAGACTCTTCTTCACTAGCTTCACTTGGTACATCAAATAATCCTTCACCATATTCATCTGGCCCGATAAATCTAACTACTACATGAAGTCCCATACCCAGAAGTTCAGTAATATAGAAATAGGATTCATCAACAGTATAATATTTAGCTGATTTACCAATACCAATTCTAAAGTTATAACCAACTGGCTTGTTCTCATAATCACCTTCAAATCTTAATGGTATGATATCTCTGACTTCACTTTTGAATCTGGAATAAAGTGTATACTTTCTAACCTTAACATCTCTATCCCTTTTATTATCATCCTTGAGATATTCTTTAACAAATAAAGGTACTAGAACTACATTTTCTATTACTGATAATTGTCCGAGTGATAAATCTTCCTGTTCTTTTATAACTATTCCAGGCATTTTTATTCTCCTTTATTCAACAACTTTTATTTGACTTAAATCTTCTATATTCCAGTTATCCATAAATGGTACACTGAATAA